TTAAAGTAGTGGCAGTTGTGTGTTTTTAGTAGTTTCTATGTTTTCTTTAATTATATTAAAGAAAATTTCTCTATCTTCGTAACTATACCTGTCTAATAAATCGTTAACTGATACGCCACCTCTCATATACCAGCCAATTTTATAAAGTTCTAATTTAAAACTTTTACTTTCTTCATCTAGCCTAATTAGATCTTGTTGAATTTCTTCGGCACTTTTTCTAATTAGGCTTATACGAAAAAATTAGACTGATCCAAATCGATTGATAGTTCTGCTTTATGCTGGCAAGACCCGCATACCACCGGATATAGCGGAGCTTTCCACTTCAACAAGTTTTCTTCAATCTTTTTATTGATTTTTTCAAATATAATTCTATCGCAATTCTCTAGCCACTCGGTAATGTATTGTTTTTCAGTTACCACTTGTCCATTAACTTCAACACTATCGACACAACTGTGATATACATCGAGTTGTATTTTGCTAAGTTCTTTCCACAACAAATTCATTTGTTGATTTTTTTCATCACCGTTATCCATTTTTTCAATCTGAAATAATTTTTGTTGTATTTGAAAATTTTTCACTGAGAAATCTGTTTTTTTCTTGTAGTTTAAAGGTTGTATTTTTACAGTTAGTTCATCTAACATAATAGTAGAGTCAAATTCTAAATTTGTAAAATGGTTAATTAGAACTCCTAAATCAACATCATACCTGTTGAGCTCTTCACATTCGCTACATGAATGTTCAATCTCTATGCTGTTACCATAAGTGGCAATTCTAATCGCGGCAAAAATTATTTCAGAATCCAACGACGACAAATCCCAGGCATTCTTAATATTAGGACAGCAACTCTCAATAATTTTAACACTACTCTCACCGCTTAGTAGTGCATCAGGAGTTTTAGCCATAAGTTCGTCCATGCCAGTCATGCCGTATACTGCAATTTTACTAGAATCTCCTTGTATAGTGCCTGATTGACAATAAGCACCTTTGCTGGGTAAACTAATATAAATTTTAGGTTGTCTAAAAAACTGTTGTAGCGGATTTGCCATATTTTACTCCTGATAAATATATGTAGTATGTATTTATATACGCACATTTCTTAGGATTTTTAAATGCCACCCGAAAATATAACCGTTACATTAGATGCTGTGTTAATTGGTAAACAAATTGCCGAAGCATTAACCACCTGGCTTGGAAAAGCATCAAATAATGTAAAATCAGGTGGCACAGATGTTTCAAGTGTTTTAGCAAATGCAGTACCAGCGGCAACAGCATTAGGCGGTTTAAAAGATCAAAGTAATGCAGCCTCAACATCTTTACAAAAATTTGCAGGATTTATACCAGGTGTTGGAACAGAGTTAGCCGGCCTTATACAAGATATAGACTCTGCAAGAAAACAGACTAATAAGAATTTTCAACAAGGTATTGGTGGTTTAAGTTTATTTGACACAGCAGACAAAGCAGCCAAGGCTGGATTTAATAGTCAAGAACAATATAGAGAAGCACTGCAACGATCAGGTGGTGCATTAGGTGGCATAAACAATGCTATAGGGCAAACTAGTAATGATGTTTTAAAATTTGGAGAAAAGGTAAGAAGTGGAGATTTAGAACAAGGCCAGAAAAGTTTATTAAGAAGCAATGCTATGTTAGGAGATGAATTAGGAAGAGTAGCACTACTAAGTCAATATGGTCGTAGAGATAAATTATCAGAAGGCGAGGCGATGGATCGCGCAGTACAGTCAACTGACAAATTAAGTAGAGAAATTCTAAGACAAGCATTCGTAACCAATAAAAGTACTGTTGCTATTGAAGCAGAATTAGAAGAACGTCTACAACAACCAGCAGTCTTGGCTAACATGCGACAGATGACCGAGAAACAACGTGAAAGTTTTATATCAAATCAAGTAGCGTTAAGTGGTATGGGTAAGAATGTTTCTGATTTAAGTGCCACACTAGGTATTAACGGTCGGTTAAGTGAACAACAACGGTATCAGTTACTTGCAATGGGACCAGCGGCTAGTGAATTCCAACGTGCCAGCCGCATGGCTGCCTTGGCAAAAACAGATGAACAAAAACAAATGGCTGCCGATGCTATGGCGAGAGCACAAGCTAAAGCCAACGATTATCAAAATAGTCCTCAGTTTGCCAATGCATTGAAAAATTTAGCCGAAGGCGATCCGCGTCGACAGGCTATGGAAGCACAAATGAAACAAAACTTGACTGCGGCTCCACAAGCTGCCGCACAAAGGGACACGGGATTGTCAGGAGTAAGTGCTAATAAACTTGCTAGAGATGATATTGACAGAACAATCGCTGGTAAAAAATTAGTAGGCGGCAAAGAAGTAGACGATACCGGGCAAACTATGAATCGTATGGCCACAGACGGTGTACTAAGAGCACAGACAAATACTCAGGGCATGATTGGAGCACTGAATGACCTTGGCAAGCAAATGGACAAGAACGGTGCATTTGCTAAAAAATACGGAGAAATGTTAGATTTTCTATACGGTAAAGAAATAAAGGTTGCAGATGCACAAGCAAGAAATGCAAAATTTATAGAAGATGTTGCTAAGGCAGTTAGTTCTGCTGCCAATAATGCTAATGGTAATACTAGTAATACTACAAATACCTCTGGGGTTCCACCATATAGGGCAGGTCAAACTCGGGCTCGAGCAGATGAGCGAGCAGGTGGTTCAAAAGATGCAACAGGTGATTGGTTTGAAAGTTTTGGTTCTGGTAAACTTATGGAACTACACGGTAAAGAAGCTGTAGTTCCACAAGGTAAAATTGGCGAGTTTATGAAAGACATGATGGCAAGTATGTCTAAACCACAGGAAACTCAAGATGCTCAAACTTCAATGCCTGGTATACCTAGCCCTACAAGCCCAGCTAGACAAGGCAGCGAAGGTGATAATGTAACTCTAAAAGACGTGTTAGCCAGCCTACAACAGTTAAATAAGACTATGGGACAAGTAGCTTCGCATTCAGAGTCAATTAGTGAAGCAAGTCATAAGTCAGCTAGACTAGCTGGCAAAGCTACTGGTAATAGAGTAGCGGTTTAAGGATAAAACGAATGAGTTGGAAAAAGTATTTCACACCTGTACCGGTTAATGGCGAAGTCTTAAGCCCTATCAGCGGGATGAATTCTGGCAATCGTCCTGGCCCAGCTCGTACAAATTACAGCAGTTACTTGCCAGATGTTTATACAGGCAGTCCAAATCGTGTAGAACGCTATCAGCAATATGAAGTTATGGACAGCGATCCCGAAGTCAATGCGGCTTTAGATATTCTAGCAGAGTTTTGCACACAAAAACTGAAAGACAATAACAATCCTTTTGCGGTCAAGTGGCGTCATAAGGGTACTAATAGCGAAATACGTATTCTTAGTGAGTATCTACAGCAATGGAACAAGTTACAAAACTTTGATATTCGTATTTTTCGTATTGTACGCAATACATTCAAGTATGGCGATAGTTTTTTTATCCGTGATCCAGAGAATCAAAAGTGGAGTTATGTAGATCCTAGTAACTTAGTCAAGGTTATTGTAAACGAAAGTGAAGGCAAAAAGCCTGAACAGTATATTCTTAAGGATCTAGCACCTAATTTTGAAAATTTAGTTGCTACAATGATTACTCCTAACATAAATCCCAAGCAAACTGGTGGTGGTCCACTGCCTGCTAGCGGATATTTAGGTAGCAGTGGTAGTCGTGGTAGCACAAGTAGTGGCGGCGGAAGTGGTAGTGGCAGTCGTTTTGGCATGCAACACAAAGAAAATGCTATTGATGCCAAGCATATTGTACACTTATCCTTGTCAGAAGGCTTGGACAACAACTATCCTTTTGGTAATAGCTTGCTAGAAAACGTTTATAAAGTATATAAACAGAAAGAATTACTAGAAGATGCAATTCTAATCTATCGTATACAACGTGCTCCAGAGCGTCGTGTGTTCCATATTGACGTAGGCAACATGCCAAGTCACTTGGCCATGGCATTTGTTGAGCGTGTTAAGAATGAAATTCATCAGAGACGCATACCAAGTCAAACTGGTGGCGGACAAAATGTTATAGATAGTGCATACAATCCACTGTCAATCAATGAAGATTACTTCTTTCCTAAGACAGCAGACGGTAAAGGTTCAGATGTTACCATGCTTGAAGGTGGTAAGAATATTGGCGAAATTGACGACTTAAAATATTTTACCAACAAGTTATTCCGTGGTTTGCGTATTCCTAGTAGCTATTTGCCTACAGGTCAAGACGATAGTCAGTCAAACTTTAATGATGGCCGCGTTGGAACTGCTTATATTCAAGAATTACGTTTTAACAAGTACTGTGAACGCTTACAAAGTCTAATGACTGCGGTGTTTGATGCTGAGTTTAAGATGTTTATGCACAGCAAGGGCATGAATATTGACAGTAACTTATTTGAATTATCCTTTAATCCACCATTAAACTTTGCTAGTAGCAAGCAAGCGGCCATTGATGCTGAACGTATCAACACATTTAATACCATTCAAGCGATACCATTTGTGTCAAAACGCTTTGCATTAAAGCGTTTCTTAGGCTTAACAGCAGAAGAAATTGCAGAAAACGAACGTATGTGGGCAGATGAGAATGGTAAAGGTGAACCAACTAGTACTGATGCCGCTGGCGAATTGCGCAGTGCAGGGTTATCTGCCAGTGGAATTGAAGGCGACTTAGGCGCGGCAGCTGATATGACTGCACCTGAAGATATGCAAGAGCCAGGTTCAGAAGGCATGAGTCCTACTGGTGCTCCTACACAACCTGGGGCACCTCCTCCGCCCCCTGCCGCATAAATATAATATGATCCTAAGAGAATTGTTTTACATTGATCCTGATACTAGGCACGTAGCCAACGATTTGCGCTACGAGCCTAAGCGTGATGATACTATTATACACAGAGACGACACACGTAAGACAAGATTAACTCTTAGACAACTGAACGAACTTAGAAAAAGCAGTGAATCACACATATTAGAACAGGAAAGTGAATTAGAATTCATCCATTCAATGTATGCCGTACCGCCAGCCGCGGCCCCCGCTTAATAAAAATCAGTCAAAACTGACTGATTTTCGCCTATATCTATACACTTTTTAATATAAAGTGTAAATATATTACAGCCTTGATTCAATACAAACCACAGGAGAATAAACATGACTGACCGCGCTCAATTTGAAGCCATGCTTGAAGCTTTGATCAATGATGATCAACAAGCCGCTAAAGAAATATTTCACAACATCGTAGTAGGTAAATCACGTGAGATTTATGAAGAACTACTAGCAGAAGATTTTAGCCGTGATACCGGCAATCCATACGCAGGACAAACTGAAGGTATGGAAGAAGAGGAAGAAGGTATCGAAGAAGAAATGGAAGAAGAAGGCATGGAAGAAGAAGGTGCCGAAGAAGAAGAAGGTGCCGAAGAAGAAGATGACGGTGAAGAAGATGATGCAGAAAAAGATGATGCAGAAGATGACGGTGAAGAAGATCCGTTTGCATCAGACGAAGAAGGTGAAGATGACAGCGATATCGAAGATCGTGTTATGGACCTAGAAGATGCTCTTGAAGATCTAAAAGCAGAATTTGAACAACTATTAGCTGGTGAAGAAGCTGAAGAACATGATCATCCAGGCATCCATGATATGGGTGGTGATGACGCAATGGGCGACATGGGAATGGACGCAGAAGTTGACGAACTAGCACCAATGATGGAATATGTAACTAAAGTAAGCCCACCAAAGCACGGTGACAACGGTACTAACACACGTTCAACAGTAGCTGGTGAAAATAATATGGGCGGCACAGCAAGTAATATTGCTCAAAACCACGTAGAAGTACACGGCGATGCTGGTACTAAGTCAGGCGGAACAAAAGGCGGCTTGCTAAAGCCAACAACAGGCGACTTAGTAGGACAAGAAATTCATAACCGTCCTGGTAAAACAGATGCTGGTAAGAAAGGTTTTAAGAAACAAGTAGCTGGCGGCGGAATTGATCGTCAGGCTGGTTTCAACAAGCCAGGTAAACAAGTAGGCGCAACGGATTCAAGTGGTAAAGGCGAAAGCAATACCCAAAGTACCCTACGTGCTCGCAAGTAATATAAAGAGTACATACTAATATATGTCACTATACCTCCGAGAGAATCTCAGTTTCAACGAAGCAAAGATGGTCGTTGAATCTGATGACAAAGAAGGAAAAAACTTATACATGTCCGGGATTTGTATCCAGGGCGGTATAAAAAACGCTAACCAGCGTGTTTATCCTGTAAATGAGATTGGCAAGGCTGTCAAGACCTTAAACGATCAGATTCAAAACGGCTATTCAGTTCTCGGAGAAGTAGATCATCCAGATGATCTAAAAATTAACCTGGACCGTGTGTCCCACATGATAGTTAATATGTGGATGGACGGTCCAAATGGTTACGGTAAACTGAAAATTTTACCAACCCCTATGGGACAACTAATCAAGACAATGTTGGAAAGCGGAGTCAAGTTAGGTGTTTCAAGTCGCGGATCCGGAAACGTCAAAGATGACGGATCCGGTGAAGTATCGGATTTTGAGATTATCACAGTAGATATGGTAGCTCAACCTAGTGCTCCGGGAGCATACCCTACACCAATTTATGAACACCTTATGAATAATAAGGGCGGATTAAGTGCCTTACGCATAGCGCAAGAGGTTAAAGGTGATCCTAAAGCACAGAAATATCTCAAAGAGAGTTTATTAGCAATAATAAACAAACTCCAATAATAAGGAGAATCACATGTTGGATGCGCTAAAAAGTTTATTTGAAAACAATGTGATTTCTGCGGAGATCAAAGAGTCTATTGAGGCTGCTTTCGAAGCTCGTATCAACGAAGCTAAGGAAACTACTACTCAACAGCTACGCGAAGAGTTTGCACAAAAATATGAACACGACAAGAACACAATGATTGACGCAGTAGATCGTATGATCTCTGAGCAATTAAGTGCTGAGATTGTTGAATTTGCAGATGATCGTAACCAACTAGCAGAGATGAAAATCAAGCTAGCTAAAGAAAAACAGAAGACAGCTAAGGTAATGAAGGAATTTGTTACACGTCAGTTGGCTGCTGAAGTTCGTGAGTTACATGAAGATCAAGTTGCAATGGCAAGTAAGTTTGGTAAATTAGAACAATTCGTTGTAGAAGCTCTAGCTCAAGAAATTACAGAATTTTACAAAGACAAACAGGACCTAGCAGAAACTAAAGTTCGCTTGGTTCGTGAAGGTCGTAAAGAAATCAAGAAGGTAAAAGAAGCATTTGTACAACGTGCCGCTAAGATGGTTGAAGGTGTTGTAAGTCAAGGCCTACGTGCTGAGATG